AATGTGAACCTCAATGACCTTGGGGGTCATTTTGGCAACCTTGTCCGACAAGACGCACAACTCCGTTGACACATTGTCAACCTTGCGATTGATTGCCGCAACATTCGTTGCCAAAGTCTGCCCCGCTACAGCGGTAGCCCGAATTGTCTCACCCAAAGCCTGAACCTTCGGTTCAACGATGTCATTCACCAAGTTTGTCACCGCCTCAACATCCAAACTGGATGACGGTGCCGCCGACATAATCTGACGAACCAAGTTCGTCACTGCGTCGTTGACAGCCACCGAATCAGTCACCGCAGGAGCAACCTTCGGTTGCGGCATGGTGACAGTCGGACGAGGCACCGACACCTTCGGTGTCGCAAACTTAGCCGAATCGGCATAACGAACCACCCTAGTGCCATCGTAGATGGCATTACGGATAGCCTCAACTGGAAAATGCATCGTTGGCTTGCCAACGAAACGAATCCCAAGATACTTGGCTACTGCCATCAACTCCACTTTAGTGGCGTTGACAACATTGACGGTACTGCCGCCACGAAAAGTGGCGACCTTCGTGAGACTGTCGTACTTGACGACAGTCGGTGCGGATACTGCAGGCATTATGTCCTCCAATGCCAAGTCGGTCTGGACTCATCAGCACGAGCAATTACTCGTGGACACCGACCCCGTAGGGTCGGTGTTTCGTCCTACTTTACGCCACAAGCCGTGAGAAACCTCTCACGGTCAAAACGCGGATTGCCTTCGGCAAACAAAACAGCCAAGTCATCCGCAACCCACCGAACAGTCTCAATCTCCAGATAATTGTCCGTCTGTTGAATGATACCATTCAACACTTCCGCAATAGCAACATAATCTTTGCGACCCATAATGTCCTCCAATGCCAAGTCGGTCTGGACTCATCAGCACGAGCAATTACTCGTGGACACGGTGCCAAAGCACCGTGTTTCGTCCTAATGTTTGAGGCTAAAGCCCCAAACAAGCCGAATGAAAGCGAGCCTCGTTGAAACGAGGATTTTCGGCAGAAAACAACTCTGCCAGACGGTGTTGCACTTCAAGAAGTGCCGCACCAGCCGTAATCCCGTCCAACTTGCGAACTTCCGCGATTGCATCAGCAATCGCCACATAATCCTTACGAGACATTTTATGTCCTCCCTGCCACTTTAGTGGCACATCGCAGGTGACCAACCTGCCGTGGTAATACCTTCAGGTATTAGCGGACCAGCAAGGAATCGAACCTTACGCCGTCTGACATGTCAACGCACCTAGGAATCCTAGGCGTTGACAACGCGACCATACTGCCTGTATGTAGCCCCATTGGGCGACCATTGGGCGAATAGGAAACCCGAACTAACCCCAATCATGCCATACTCCATCAGTCAGGATGGTGACAAGTCTCAGACTTGTTCGGGTGGGAATTGTGCGACTCGTTCACGGTCTGCCTAATGGACATGCAACGACTTGCACCCCCACAATTCCCGACGCTTTACGCGGTCCCTCAGGTTGCCGCTACCCTGCGTCACTCTGTCATCCGTGGCGCCTTGCCGCACTTCCGTGACAGTAGCCGCCGTGATTCGTTGCCATGCCGTCGCATGACCTCACCGCGTCCCGTTCGGTTGCCGAATCTTGCGACCCGTTGCCGATTCCGATGCCAAACACTAAAGCACACCCCAAAAACAATTGCAAGTCACCGAACACATAACTTTTCCCGTTGACTCTCCTACGCATAATGCGCAGGGAGTTCACGCAAAGCACCCGTTCGGCAAACTGCGGGTTACCCGACAGTAACTTGGAGGCTCGGTCAAGCAGTCGCCCCATGCGCGGGTACCCCCTGCGCGTGATTATAGCGGTGGCATCAAAATTGAACAGGGATTATGCCACGAAACCTGTACCGATTATGCGATTCAATCCTCGCGTGTAGCCACATGCACACCTGCCAGTGGGGGCATGGGGGGGCACGCCCCTACCTAATTATTTTTTGAGTCCCACGCATGTCCAATGCGTTTAATTTTTTATCGGGGGATACGATTTTTTTTCTTAGGAGCCTTTGACCCATCGTTTGTTTTTGGGTTGGGCGGTTTTCTTGGGGTTCCATTTTACTTTGTCTGCCCAGTATGCCGCGGAAAGTGGTCCGCGGGCAATGTTCTTGGCGTGACGGCTAGCGAATGCTTGTTGTTGTCCACGGGTTTGGTTGGTGCGTACACCTTGTTGTCCGAAACGGATGGTCCTGATTTGGTCGCCTGATTTGGCTACGACGATGTGTGATTTTGTTGGGTGGTTGGGTGTTCGTTTCGGCTTATTATAGCCAGTCACTCCAGCCCGTGCTAGTCGTGGGTCGCGTTTTGGGGTTGCCATTATTTTCCTTTTCGGGCTTGACGGCCCGCTTTGCGGGCGGCTGGTGTGTTTGGTACGAATTGTTTTCCCTGTCGGGTTCCTTCACGCTTTTTGCGGCTGGTGGCAGCGTATTCCGCTGCCGATAATGATTTGATTGCTTTGGATGGCAAATAGCGTTCGCCTGTTGCTGATTTTCCTTGGGTGGATGGTTTGCCTGATTTGGTGCGCCATTTTTCGGATGTCCATTTTGTCAACGACTTTTGGCTGGAGGTTTTCGGTCCAGTGTATCCTCCGCCTGCTTTCTCATACGCTTGCGTCAGCAGTTGGGCTTTGCGGGCTGACCATTGACCCGCTTTGCCGCCTTTTGTTCCAGCCATAATCTGGTTCTTTAGACGGTTTCGTAGTGCTGGTTTATTGTAAGCCATTATGCTTTTAGATTCCACCAAGCGCCTTGTGGTTTTGCTGGCAGATTATGGAATTGGGGTTTGGGATTAACTTTCTTTTTACTGCCCTTTGGGTCTTTGCGTAGAACGGTTCGTTGTCCGCGTACAATTCTGGACACCAGCACATCGTCTTTGTCGCGGGGTTGACGCTTCTGATACGGCCTATCGTAGAATTCTTTTGGAATAGGAGGCTTTTTACCGTTTTTCTTTTTTGTCATTTTTGCTTCAGACATCGCGATAGCGACCGCCTGTTGGCGGCTGGTTACTTTGCGTCCCGATGACGACTTCAGGGTGCCACGCTTGTATTCCCCCATAACCTTCGCGACCTTAGCCGCTTTCTTAGCGGCCATCAGCGCATCTGTATCCTAGAGTAACGGGACCGTCCCATCTTGGAGGGACGAGCCGTTCTAGGAATCTTTTTGTCAGAGTCCTTGGTTCGTGCCGCTTTCATGGATTTGGCGAATTTGGAATAAAGTTCCACCAACAGTCTTTCAGCAATAGGTTCCCACACCTTAGACGGGTACATTGAGGTAATGTCGCTTTCCCCTAGGACATCTCCGATGAACACATTGGCGAACTCGCTGGGCGAGTTGTATTCCCCAGCATCAATGTCTTTAGGGCGCACCAGTTTCAACTGGTTGCGAATAAACATTTCGGCACCCCGACGCTGTTCATCCAAATCAACATCACTGTCCGTGCCGAACGCAAAACGCTTCTTGCTAGCCATCACCACTCCCTATTATTCGTAGACCAAAACAATACCCTCAGGAAAATGGCTATACCAACCGTGGTTAAAACCGCTGTCCCTAGTATTGTTAGAAATGTTCCCACTAGAACCCTGACTTGTCAACGCCTCAGATTAACAGAATACTGTCAAACCATCCGTAGGATGGTTTAATCCTTAAACCCATTATCTGGACGCACCTACGCTCACGCTCGGTGCTATCCAATAACCCTTACCCCCCTCCGTAGGTTCCCCCCACCTTTGTTCCACCTGTTCCCTAGACAAGTTGCATACAAGTTGGAACAAACTAGGCATTGACATGGACACATTTTTGGATGCACGACAAGAACATTTCCTACAGTGGCTGATGACCCCAGCAGGTCACCGCAACCCGTCCTCCCAAGACAAACTGGCCGCAGAACTCGGCGTTGACGAAACCACGCTAAGAAGGTGGAAAAAGAAACCAGCGTTCAAAATGGAATGGGAAAAGCGCGTAGGCGACCTGCAACAGTCTCCTGAGCGGACCCAAAAGTTGTTGGACTCTTTGTACGAGCGGGCTTTGGGTGGGGATAATAATTCGGCTAAGTTGTATCTTCAGGCCACGAACCGTTTGGCTCCGACTCAGGTGCATGTAGAGCATTCTACGAAGCCCTCCGAGATTTCGGATGCCGAACTGGATGCGCTTATTGCCAGCGTGGCTCGTAGCGAGGCGGAGAGCCGAAAGGAACTGGAAGGCCATTAGTGGGGGCAACTATTGAGTGTCCGACTTGCGGATGTGAGTATCCGCCTGTTGCTACACGCTGGAGATGTCCCGAATGCGGCTATAAGGATTCGTGCTGTGAGGGCGAACCAAGAAGGATGAGGAATTATGACGACGACTAATGATGCCATGTATGTGGCCCTGAAGGCGTTGTATCCAAGTCCGCCTGAGATGGCTTTGGGTGATTTGCTGTATCAGTTTTGGGTAGATAATGGTCTGCAGTATCGTGGTACTTTGGAGTACGATTTTTATGTCGCGGCGGGTGCCGCTGGCACCACTTTGGGTGATTTGGCCTATAATTATTGGACCGACCCTGATTATGTGGTTTCCAACCTTGAGTTGGAGGATGGAACAGATT